ATTGTCATATTGTTATTTATGTCTCTCTATTTGGACTTGTTGGTTTCTTGAATGATACATCCACAGCATCGGCATCCTCTGAAGCACCAGAAGCAAGAAGGATATTAGGTGAACCATCAGAACCATCTGCTGCAATTGAACCGCCCTTTAGAGACAATTTACTGCCTGTCTGTAAATTCATTGCCGTATCTGACTTCATATGCATACTGCTTCCAGCTTCTACCATTAGCTTTCTACCTGATTTAATACCAGCATTTTGTTTACCCGCAATGAACACGGAATCGCTTGTAGATGTAAATGCAGCACCGCCATCAGAGGAAATATTAGTAATACCATGCGTTAAAATAGTAGTAGAACCTTCCATCTTCATTGTAACGTCTTTGGCTGTCATATCCATATTGCCACGAATAGTTTGATTTAAATTCTTCATGGTCATATTCATATCACCATGGACAGTCATATTATAATTACCCTTGACTGTTACATCATAGTCTTTGTCTACTACCAGGCTGCCAGTACCTTGTACGGCCACATCATATGCACCTGTTACCAGCATACGGTTCTCACCGAATACTACATTATATTGACCATTCTGAGAAGTAAAAACAATTTTACCATCTGGTGTAAATTGAATCATAGAACCGCCACGATGCTGGAGCGTAACATGCTCTGAACCCAACGTGTCATCCATAATCATAACATGACCTGAACGGGTCTTTTTAATAGAGTAATTTGGATATTCACCACCAGTATCTCTTGCGTCTGGCGGTGTCTTGAATTCTTTTGGTGTTGTTCCTACTGGATTACCAGGTGGCTTATAGGCTGGCATAATTATTCCCTTTTCACATTACTTATCAAATAGTCTTGCTATATTTTGTCCAGTTTGAATGACTGTAACGGCACTGCCCAATAACTTGCTTGGTGTTGTCCCAGGTGCAATTACACCTTCCATCATATTCTTGGCAATTGTCTGCTTTTCTGGTGGTAATCTATCAAACAACGAAGACATGACCGAAGCAGAACCACCAAACATATTACTTAGTGTACCACTAGGAAATCCAATACCTGAGGTCATTAGTGTATTAAATGCTTCGATACCTTTTTGGACAACATCGGGTAAAGCATTCGTTATTTCACCAGTAGGAGATAATATCATTTGAGTCATACCAAAAGAGGTAGGAATATCAAATGTGGCATTGCCTAATTTATCTAGGCCAAATAAAGAGGTATCAATCTGTAGTCTTTGTATATTGCCAACAATTTCACCCAATGACTGATTACCTTTTAGTAGGCTTACAGCATTTGCCAAATATGATGTTGGATCAACCTTCCCTAATGTATTAAAACCGCCTGATTCTACGGTTTCAATTGTCTGCATTAAATTAAATAAACTCTGAGTACCAAGAGCAAGGGCAGGCGGCATAGATGATAGCAATTCATCCAGTACACTGGATGTTAATGAATTGAGCAAATTACCTAAAGAGAATACATTACCAGGTAATGCACTCATCATGCTACTTGTCAGAATATTGCTGAATGCTTGTGTGGCCGTTGAAATATTTGTTAATTGTTTTTGTGGAATACCAGCCAATGGATACATAGCACCGTGAGATGGAATGCCTTTGAGTAAATCGTGTTGGTGTTTTATACCTTTTTCTACTATTTCACGTATACGCGCACCCTCACGAATCACTTCTCTAATTTGTGGCGGTAGAAATACATTAATTTTTTCTTTTACTGCATCTGCAAATAAAGGCACAGATTGCTTAACATCTTTATTGCCTGGTTGTCCACCTGCTAATTGCCACTCGGGTAAACAACCAAGAATAAGCAAATCGGATGCACCAGGTGGACCACTCTTAAGACACACTACAGCTTGACCTAGGTCAGGCACACCATTAAATTCAGTTGCACCCGACTGATTAGGTGGCATAAGCATTTGTGAATAACCTAAATGCTCTTCTTTTACATTTTTACCGTGACGTTGAATTAGACCAATCTTAGATAAACCTAACTGATTAGGATCTGATTTATCACCATGTCCTGCTACGACATATCCTACCAGAATTTCATCGCCATTATGTCTTGTTGGATCAATTGCCATATTATACCATTCCCTGACCTACTGATTGTGCCACACATTCCATTGTAGTAGTTGAATAACCACCATTTTTGATTGTATGAACCAAATTTACAATTAAATAATTACCACTACCATACAGATATTCTTGACTTGTGCTGCCTTTTTTCGCAAATTTAACATCTATCATCTTACCAACATTTAGCATAGGATTCCATGGCACTGTCATCTTTAATGCTATTTTGTCTTGTTCTAATAAAGACATTCTAGCCTGACGCTTTAATAGATACTTTTCTACCTCAAATTTGCACTGATCTTGTGCTTGCTCGGTAGAGTAATTAGTTCTGGCAACATTATACACGCCTGCACCAATACCACATCCTAACGATTGATCGCCATAAAGACTGCTGGTAGAGGCTAGTGAATTAGTTGATGATAGAGATGCATTCAGCGAACCATCTGGATTTACACCATTCAGCAGGTCTGATAATAAATCAAAATCACATGGGAATGAATAATTCAGAATACTAAATGGATAACCGTAGCCACTATTAATACCAGTTTCCACAAAAATAAATGGTTTATTTGGATTTATTACAGGCAATCTGGCCAACTCATATATTGACTTGAAATGGTGTGTGCCGAAATTCTCATATGTCATGTAGTGGACAAATGATGGGTCATTGCTATTATCAGCCAATGCAGCATTTGCTTGCTGAGTTACCACCTGAAATGGATGGATATTCTCAGCAATATAATCTCTTGTTGGACCAGATGATTCAGTTTCAAGGCGCGTAACACCAGCACAGCTTCTCAAAACATCCTCAACAATCTGAGTTGGTGTGGTACATTTCCATGATTTACTGACCAGTGATCTTGCATCATTTAATAGGGAATCATCACAAGCATGGACTCTAAAATTCTCGTTATTGTTATTGAGAAGCTTTCTTTGGTCTAATCTATAAATTCTTTGTGAGACAAGCAATTCACTTTCCATATTATAATAGTCTTTGAGTAATGGTCTGGTTATTTTTAAATTCATTACCTTTTCTTTGAAGTCATCAAAGTTCTTTGTAGGTGCAGCTCTACCAGGTGCAATTAAAGACATATGAAGATGACTGTCTATAAGAACAGATGTTTGAAGACCAGGTGTTAATAGGCTTTCACTTAATATGGCTTCTTTTATAGATACATCCATACCATTTTCAGGTTGAATGCCCACAAATTCAACCTCTAAAAATGTTCGGATATCTGACTCTGTAGGTATATTGGTATTATTTACTGCCATAATTAGTTAACTCTTCTAAAGAATGAAGGTTGAGGCACCCTTGCCAAAGCTTCAAACTCTTTCATAATCTGAGAATAGTACCCACTCTTTATAATTCGGATATTTCTTTTTGCTTCATTCTTTTCTAATTCATAGTCATAATATGTCACAAAATTTCTATATGTTGTTTGGATTACAGTTTCACCGTTTGTAAAATTAATTGTTACCACGTCTTGTTCTGCGGCCAATTCCTCGTAATAATCGTGTGGAACTGTTAGCTCATTGTTCGTAAGCTTATCACCATCTATCTGGTATCTAAATTCAGTGGTTGTTCTTGCCGACTGATTTTCCTGCCTTACCACCTTTTCATAGTGATGGACAGAGTTTGCATTGGTTAAATTTTGAGTCCATGATATGACCTGATAGTCTTGAAGTGCTTGACCTTCGTCTTCTTCGGCCATAGCGCGATACTTATCCGCAATATAGTTATTGAAGTTTGTTGTCGTTAAAGGCCAGTCAAATTGTGGGTCAACGATATCATTTGCATATAGTATTATCCAATATGATGTTGGGTCTTTATAAATCTTGCTGGCCAATATTTCAGGTGTATCAGATTCTTTTATTGTATATTGGAGATATGCAGAGGTATTATATATCAACTCTCGAATAAACGCCGTTCTGAATAAAATATTGGTTATTCGCTGATAATCTGGATATTTCTTATCTGATAGTGAATACGATGTTCTAGGAAATAAATCGAAAAATCTTCCCATATGTTAAAATCCTTGTAGAATTCTACGCTTGTGTAGAATTTCAACTTCTCTTAGACCTAGGCCTAATCTCATTGCAACTGGATGACCATTCGAGAATGTAGCATATTCTCCTTGTGGAGAATAGTCCACTTCGATGGCATCTACCACGCATGTATTAATTCTAGGTAAAACTGCATTTTCTACACCCTTATTAAAGAATGTAATGTCTAATTCGGCAGGTGGAACAAAAGCTACACCACTGGTACCACCAAAACCAATCATGCCAGTAAGCGAATCGATTTCAGGTACTGAATGGTATCTGAGTGTTCTGATAATTCTTTCTGCACTCAAGGACTCTTTTTGATTTCTTGGTGCTAGAAGAAATTCAAGTCTAAACTGTCTTAAATTTGTTTTAGCAAAAAGGACTTCGACTCTAGGATTGATAGGATATCTGGCAAGCATTAGACCTCTACTTGCTATTTTTTCAGCAGCGCCGCCAACAGAAGAACCTATCGTTGCTCCACGTTCACCACCAATAATACCGCCTACAAAACCACCAACCTGTCCTAATAAACCTGTACCGAGAGCAGACAAGCTGATTTCTTGATAATCATTGGTTGTTGTATATACGATAGGCGTTGGCATAAATAGTGCAATTGATTCCTTAATTCGTCTTGTAAATCTAGGTACGGCTAGAAATTCATCATATGCTGGCATAGTACCAGATGCTCCAAAATTCTCAGCATTACCAAATCTAAGAGCATCTACCTTAGAGCTTTGATCCGTCAGCGTTTGACCAGCAATTCTGAATCTACTATCATTTGTTTGATATGCTGTTCTTGGATTTGATGCATTAGTTAATTGTACAGGAACATTGATATTAATGACAATGTAGTGGCCAATGTAATCGTTAGAAATATCTTCTGGAAATGTAGTATATGTGAAATCATATTCAGACTGACCTAGAGTATTGTCCTCGATATTGCCAGCGAAGTCATCTGCTATTATTGGACCCGATGTAGGATCAATTATAGTTGGATTATCTCCTCCTGGTCCTGATATGTTATTCATAGGATCTGAATATAGGTAACCATCAGACATTTTTAGTTCCTTAAATTGTTTCTATATATTTATATGAAAACTTACAAAGGCAGATTTACTCCAAAAAACCCATCAAAGTACAAGGGTAATCCCACGAACATCATATTCCGTTCGTTATGGGAACGAAAGCTAATGGTACACCTAGATGAGAATAAATCAGTTATTCAATGGTCATCTGAGGAAATAGCAATACCATACAGATCACCAATAGATAATAGATACCACAGATATTTCCCAGACTTCTATGTGAAGGGACTGGATGCTAATGGCAATATTACTGAAATGCTGATAGAAGTAAAGCCCAAGAAGGAAACAATA